CGCCTCCCCTGTGTTTCGCCCCGGGGTGGTAAAAAATAACCGGGGTCCCGCGTAAAATTACCCACCGGTTGTGCCCCCCCCCCCCCCCCCCCGACGACCTACGCTGAGGCCGCTGGGGGCGCCACCAAGCCACCCGTCAAAGTTGCGGATAAGACGGGAGGCGTCAAGCCGGCTGAGCTGAAGACCAAGGTTGAGGGCCTGCCCAAGAGGGTTTCTCAGTCCCAACGGCGTCGACAGAGACGCAGTAAGCTTACGGCAATCAAGAGTGAGAGTCAGCCCGCAAGTGCCCCGGAGAAAGTGCCATTAGTCCCAGCCCGAAGTGTCGAGGAGCAGAAACAGGTTGAAGCTGTCTGCGGCCCTTACATCAGGCTCGGCCGGTCGCCGGTAGTGCACACAGAGTTCGTGGCGTACCCAGTGTTTGTTGAGGAGACTGTGGTCGCCGCGGATATGGAGGAAGTGGTTGAGTCGGCCCCGCCTCGTGTGGAATGCTGGCCACCCTCCGACGGTGAACCAGAAGCTGTTCAGGAAGCGCATGCGTGCGCAAATGTACCTGCAGCCTGGCCCCCCCTTGAAGAGGAAGAGCCCGTGTTCGTGGCGGTGACGACCTTTGTGGTCGACGCCGTCGGGAACTGTGAGTTCGTGGGAACACAACCGTTGGAGCCTCAAGAGCCCGCTCCGGCTGAAGTGGCACATGTGCCCATGGTCAGAGAAGTGGCTGCCGGGGAAGGTGTTGGACCGCCCCCCACCGAACCGGCGCAGGAAGACGAAGTCGACGTCGTCGATCGCAACGTTCAAACCGAGCAGCCCGTCGTATTTTGCGACAGTGGCACGCAAGGGGAGCCGGTGGTCGAAGACAAAGCTGTCCAATTCGTAGGTGTCGGCGCACCTGAGACCGCGCCCATGCTGTTGCCTCTGTTTGATAAGTTGAGGCTGGAAGCGCTGTACAAGCCACGCGATGTGGAGTTTGAGAGGGTGTTGAAGATGCGAGCCCAGGACTTTGCGAAGAACGCCAGTCCGCCCATCGATCTCTCCAACCACATCGCCGAGCTAACAGCCGCCATCGCCGTGCTACGCGAAACACCAGACGACACCATACGCCACCGATTTAATGGGGAGGCGTATTGGCAATCTAAGCAAACAATATCTGCTTATCGTGATGGCACTTACTGCTGGCCCGACAACATCCTTTGCAAGTGGATGGGTTGGCAAGTAACCAGAGAGTTGAAGTCGGGAAACTCTGGATCCCGGTACGAGAATGTGGTGTACGTCCTACAGAGATTGGGGACGCGGTTGTCCGAATTGCCCCGCGGCCTGTGGGTGACAGTTGGAACCGGACTCGTGCTGGGAGTGTGCTATGTAATCTGGCCGGAATCCGTTCGTACCTCGGGTACACCACCGAGTGCCTCTACGGATTACATACTCACGATGTTGCCACAGAATGGGACGCCCTGGTCGGCCGTCATCTCGGGCCCTCCGAGCCCATCCGTGCCCTGCGAGCCTATGAGCTTCGCCGCGCCGCCCTCATCTGGGGCCGCGCCATTGGCAGCGAAGGCGTTCTTCCGCGGCTGGATACCAGTGTGTTCCTGCGAACCCGCCCGCCGAATCGTCGGAAGAGATATGCCTTCGGCCTGGCACAGCTGGCTCAGAGAGGCTTTCGCAAAGCTGATGCAAATGTTACTGCGATGCTTAAATTGGAGCTCCACCCAGCTAGCACGCTGGAGTCAAAGGAAGATCGTTGCATACAATATCGATCGGTGGCCTACAATGCAGCCATCGGACGGTATTTGGCTCCACTAGAGCACGCTCTGTATGGGCGCTGGCATGAGATCGCCGGCGCCAAAGTGATGATCGTCAAGGGGCTGACCCCAGCAGTACGAGCAATACTGATAACGGATGCCTGGAGGCGCCGTTTTAATCCCGTTGCGGTGTGTGCCGACCACTCCCGGTTTGATCGCTCAGTGCGAGTAGAGCACCAGGAGGCCGAGTTCACGCTGTATGCAGAGTGCATAGAATGGGACAGCTACATTGCGATGCTGCTGGAGTGCCAACTCCGTAATAAGGGACGCTTCTACGACCGGGTAAAGCGCGAGTCGCGTACCGAGTATGAAGTGAAGGGGAAGAGGATGAGCGGAGACTTTAACACCGCGCTAGGCAACAGTGTGATCAATGCGCTTGTGCTTGGACTCATCATGCCCGGCGCCGAAATTTTCATCGACGGCGATGACAGCGTTGCGATCTTTGAGCAAGATTTCGCACCATCATCGTCAGAAATTATTCGGCGTTGCGCAGAGTTTGGGTTCAGCACTAAATGCGACATTGCAACCACTCTCGAAGGTGTCGAGTTTTGCCAGGCGCGAGTTGTTATGACCCGCCATGGGCCACAGTTGGTTAGGAATCCTCTTAAGACACTCGAATGTCTGCAGGTTAGTGCACGCAAGATACCGCATGAGGCAGAGCGCCTAGCGGTGTTGCGGGGCAAGGTGTTGTGTGAGCTCGCATCGTATCGCGATGTCCCGGTTATCACGCCCATTATGTACCACCTGTACACCCCAGGGGAGGTCCGTTTCGAAAATGCATCCGCCGAGGCCCGTTTTCACGGGTGGTTTATCGGTGTGCAGGACACCCCGCCCGAAATTGACGATGTCGCCCGCACGAGCTTTGCAAGGGCGTGGAACCTCGACCACCACGAGCAGCTAGCGTTGGAGGGGCTTGGCATGGCCGCCCCCCGGTTGCCAACCAGCAAAATTCGTAGTGTGGCCGGTGAGCCATTGGTGTTTGACATCAACACCGTTGACGATTGGCAAGGTTCCTGTGAGGTGCGCGTTGCGCACAGACCCGTGATGGGGGATTGGCCTCTAGCTGATTACCTGTCGCGTGTGTCTAATCCGGTTACTCACGCCGGCTAAGCCGTACGCTTTGTACGCTCCCGCTACAAGGGATCTTGGG